GAGGGCGAGGTCTCCGACCCAAAAACACCGAGGGACTCTAAAGTACTATACAAATTATGCGAATTAATAAAATAGAAGTTGATGAAGGTCGTGATATTATTATCATGGATGAGGCTTTCAAGGTTGGTGAACACCAAGCACTATATGACACTTGTATGTCATTGAAGTATTCTTGTGCTAATTCAAGTAACTTTGATATACAAGATATTGATGATAGAAGACTGAAAGCTGATCTACCTCAACTTAATGAATTTAAGTTAATGGATAATGGTCCTGATGGTACTAGATATAGAAGATCTCTATGTCCTACCTGTGGTGTATCAGAACATAAAAAATATGGAGACTTAGGTAAATTACCTGAAGATAACATATGTACTGCTATCTTTAAGAATTCTTACCGTATGGAGAATTTCTCTCAATTTATTGATCCTGAGAAATATGAGTTCTCAAATGCATATGTTAATATGGGTCTTGTAAATGACTCTCATGGAATCCACGTAGATGGTCCTACAAGAGGTCAAGTTATAACCATGCTGGTTTACCCCAATCTTGAATGGGGAAGCAACCACGGTGGCGAGACAGTCTTCTACGAGGAAGATAAAACTGAGATGGTATATTTAAACCCATATGTACCAGGTAGAATATGTATTTTTGATGGGAGTATCCCTCACTGTGCAAAACCACAGGCATTGGTTGGACCTAAGTATAGATTTACCATTGCATGTAAATTTACCAAAATCAAAACTGAGGATGAAGATTTACTAATGATGGATAGAGATTCTGCTGCACCAATTAATCCAACAGAAGTTGAGGGAGATATTGAATTCTAATGTACCAAGCACTACCTAGTTGTTTACAAGTTAAGCATAGTTCTGTTGCAGGACAGGGCATCTTTGCTACAGAGGATATACCAGATAGCATTTATCTTGGTATATCCCATATAGTAGTGGATGATAAGATTATGAGAACTCCTCTAGGAGGATTTGTAAACCATAGTGATGATCCCAACTGTGTGAAGGGGTATGAAGATCAAGGGTGGGGTAAGATATATCATATGACAACAATTAGACCTATTAAGAAGGGAGAAGAGTTGTTTTTGAAGTATACATTTTACAAAGTTACATAAAACTCGCTAAATAACTACTGACTTAGTATATTTGTCGGTAATGGCGACTAAATTGTCCTTTAAGGACATTAATATCAATTTTAAGAAGCATCCTGTTACTGGTGACCTAGTTGTCAGTAAGGATGCTTCTGCTATTAAACAGGCAATTGTAAATTTACTATTGACAAATAGAGGTGAACGTCTATTTCAACCAAAGTACGGTTCTGATATAAGAAGTCAATTATTTGAACCTTTAGATTATGCTACTTCTGCGAATTTAAAGCGTCTGATTTTATACAGCATACAACAATTTGAACCAAGAATTGAAGTAACACGACTTTCTTGTAAACCAAATTATGATGATAATGGTTTTGATGTTGAAATGGTATATATTATTACAGGTGATGTAGCACCCCCAACAAATATAGAATTCTTCCTAGCTAGAACGAGATAATGCCATATACACAAGTAAGCAATTTAGACTTTGCTGATATAAAGACTGCCATTAAAGAGTATATGAGGGCAGAAACAGAATTTACTGATTATGACTTTGAAGGATCTGTTATCAGTCAATTGATTGATGTATTGGCATATAATACGTACTACACAGCGTTTAACGCTAATATGGTAGTCAATGAACTGTTCTTGGATTCATCCACCTTGAGAGACAATGTGGTTGCTCTGGCAAAGCAGATAGGGTATTCACCAAAATCAATTACATCACCAAAGGCAGCAATTGATATGCAGTTGTTGTTTACTGGTAATTCATCACCTAGTTCAGTTACATTGGAGGCTGGTACAGGATTCATCACGAATTATGATGATTCTTTATATGAATTTGTTCTTTCGGAAGATTATAAAAAGGAAGTTGTTAACGATACCGCTACATTTACTGATTTACCTGTATATGAAGGTTCTTTAATTCGTACAAGAACTACTGTAGATACATCACTTAAGAATCAAAGATTTCTTATTGATAATTCTAAGGCAGATGTTAGCACACTTAAGGTAAGAGTATTTGAATCAGGAAATTCAACAGTATCAAATACATATGAGAAAGCAGATAATATATTATCTGTTGGTTCTGATGATAAAGTATACTTCCTTAGTGAAGTGGAAGATGAGAAATATGAGATATTTTTTGGTGATGGTGTATTAGGAGAGAAACTAAGTAACAATAATATTGTTGAAATAACATATATTGTCACTAGTGGTACTGTTACTAATGGTGCTAAGTCCTTTGTATTTAACGGAACTATTACTGATGGTGATGGAAATCTTTTAAATAGTCCGTTTTCCGTAAATTCATTAACAACTTCTTCCGCAGCAAGCGGAGGAGCAGAGATTGAATCTGTTGCCAATATCAAATTCAATGCTCCTAAGTACTTTGGATCGCAGAATAGAGCAGTTACTTCCAATGATTACTCTGCTATTGTCCGTAAGATATATCCTGCAATTAGTGATATCATAGTATTTGGTGGTGAAGAGCAAGAACCTCCCGCATACGGTAAGGTATTTCTCTCTATCAAACCATCTGAAGCAGCATCACTATCGTCATATACTAAAAATCAGTTGACGACTGAACTTAAGAAGTATACAGTTGCTTCTATTAGACCAGAGTTTATTGATCCTTCTATTCTTTATATTGAAATAGATAGTAATATTTACTTTGATGGCACAAAAACTAAATTACTTACTACTGAAATTGCTTCTAAAGTTTCAACTGGTGTAATTGAGTATCTGAAAACATCAGGAACTGAGAAGTTCAATGGTAAGTTTAGATATAGTAAGTTTATCAGTGTTATAGATGGTGCGGATCGTGCTATCAATTCAAATGATACTTCTATTACTATGAGGAAAGATTTTATTGCACAGATAAACTCATCTTCATACTATGAAATATGTTATAAGAATGCGTTTTTGAAAGATTGTGATAATCCTGTAGTTTCATCTACTGGTATGACAGTATTTGAACATCCAGATTACACATCATATCTGGAAGACAGAAATGGTAAATTAGTGCTATATAGACTAGACTCCATCACTGGAGATAAAGTTATATTGAATGATTCTGTCGGTGATGTTGATTATGATAAAGGTGAAATTCAAATTTATGACTTTACTATTTTGAAAGGTAGTTTCTCTGACAATCGTATTGAATTACGTGTCAAACCTGCTAATAAAGATATTGAAGTAAAGCGTGAGATGTATCTAGATGTAGATGTATCAAATAGTAAATTCGTTGCGTATAAAGAGTAGTGCCAAAAACTGCCAATAAAGTCTCATTTTTAATTGAGTCACAATTACCAGATTTCATCAACGAAGAGTATGAACTTTTTACTAAGTTTATACAGAAGTATTATGAGCAGAATGAAATTCAAGGTCAACCGTTGGATGTTATTAGTAACCTCCAGCAGTATCGTGATATAGATTTTTATGAGAAGAATGTATTAAAGCAGTCATCTACAACTACAACGTATGTACAAGATGTAGATAAGAGTATTTCTGTTGTTGATGCTACTTCATTTCCTAAGAAGGGTGGGTATATTAAAATTGATGATGAGATCTGTTTTTATAAAAGTAGGACAGACACAGAGTTTTTAGAAGTAAGTCGTGGTGTAAGTGGTAATACAAAGATTGGTGATCTTTACGAAAAGAGTACATTTGTAACAACACAAGCAGATAATCATATATTAGGGTCTACTGTACAAAATATTAGTAATCTCTTTTTATATGCTTTAATTAAAAGTTTTGAGAAGCAATACCTTAGTAATTTTCCAGAAGATTATTTAAAAGGAGATATTGATAAGAGAACTCTTATTAAGAATATAACTTCTTTTTATAAAGCAAAAGGAACTGTTGATTCAGTTAAGTTCTTATTTAAGTGTCTTATTGATAATGATCCCGAACCATCAATTTTATACCCAAGAGAACATACATTAAAATCATCAGATTCTAATTGGATTAATAACTATTCAATTAAAGCAAAAATTCTCTCTGGTAATGTAAATGATTTAATTGGTAGAAAGATCACACAAACAACTGGTGATTATGCTTCTGCTATTGTAGATAACATACAATATGCTGGAAAGTATGATGGTGATGAATTATATGAGTTGATTCTTTCGGAATCTAGTGTTAATGGAGTATTTTCTGTATCTACAAAAACAAAGTTAACAAAATCTATAGATGCAACCCTTGGTACTGGAGATAGAGTTAATGTTTTCTCCACAATGGGGTGGAAAAATGAAGGAAAGTTTATTATTGATAATGAAGTCTTTACATTTAGTGATAAAAATGTAAATCAATTTATTATCAAATCCAGAACAAGTAATAATACACATGATGTTGGAGAAGTTGTAACATTTGGTTCTGATGTAAGTGGCAATGGAGTAGAATTATTAGTTTATGGTGTTGTATACAATTTAGAAGCAAATACTAAAGTTCCTTACTCAAGTTCTGGTGATACTATTGATATTTCTGAGTCAGGTTTCCTTACTGATGATATTAAAATATTTGATGCACAGAATAACCTTAGATGGACTATTGGTGGTACTTCACCTGCTATTGCTGATTTAAATTCTAATGTTTCTGCAATCTATGAAGATGATGATTCCTATTATATTGCATCATCTGGATTTCCCTCACATGCTATTGGAGCACTACCTTCTGATGCAGCAGATCAAAAGCATTTAAAGATTATTAGAAAGAAACCAATCTCTACAACTGAGGTATATGACACTAAGTATAGAGATATTGGTATTGCTACAAATGGTATTCCTTTTTTAAGTCAAAAAGATGAAGAGGTAATACTTAATGGACCTCTTCAGAAGATTACTGTGGATAAAAGAGGTAATGGATATAAGAAACCACCTTTTGTCTTAATTGATGGTGTTGCTAATCAAGCAACAACAAAACTTGCTGGTGAAGTTGTTGAGTCTGTATCAATAGTTACAGCAGGTGGTTATACATCTATTCCTACAGTTGAAATATTGTCTGGTAGAAATGCACAAGTAACTCCTATTATTACAAATGGTGAAATTACTAGTATTTCTATTGATAATGCTGGTGAATACTATTCTTCACCACCAGAAGTTAGAATTTCTGATTTAGCAGGTAGAGGACAATTTGCTGTTTATACAACAGAAGTATCAACTGCTGGTCAGTTGACTAATTTGGTTAAAGTTAATGGTGGTAAGGGATATACTTCAGGTAATGTTTTGATAGATATCATTCCTGTAGGATCTGGTGCTACTGCGACTGCTACTATTAAAGAGTGGAGAAAGGATAGATTTAAGAAGACATCTGTAGATTCTGAGAATGGTAGTTTCTTTTATAACTACGTTACTTCTATAGGACAAGGATATGGTTACCTTGCATCTCCTACTACATTAAGGTCTGGTGATACTGGAGCACAACATTCACCTATTTTAGGGTTTGCATATGATGGTAACCCCATATATGGTCCATATGGATATTCAGACCCATTAGATGCTAGTCATAGTCTAATTGAAAGAATGACTAGTAGTTATATGCCAGTAACTATTAGGGATGGTGGTCCTACTGAATCCAATTATCCAATTGGCACATTCATTGAAGATTGGGTATATGTGCATGAGAGAGGATCATTAGATAAGAACAATGGACGTTATTGTGTTACACCTGAATTCCCATATGGAACATATGCATACTTCGTTACAGTAGATGACACGAATACTCCTGTATATCCTTATGTTATTGGTAAATCTTATTATTCTTTACCTGTTGATTCCAACTACAATTCTGAGTTAAATCAATATGATTTACCAGAAAAAGCAAGAAGATTAAGAACTTCTGATATTGAGAATAATGGTGATGGATCATCTCTTCTTATACAAGATGTAACAAGAGGTAGTATATCATCTGCTACTATAGAATCATCTTCTGATAAATTCTCAGTTGGTTCTAAGTTGGTTATTGATGAGAGTGGTACTAGTGGTTCTGGTGTAGATGCAGAAGTTGATTCTGTTAAAGGAAAATCAGTAGTCTCAATTGAGTCTCAAACTGATAAAGTATTATATCTGTCTTTGAGTGATACTGCTTATTTGTTTGATGGTGATAGGGTCACTCAAGGGTCTGCAACAGGTCTTGTAGTTGGTAATGTATTCTCTGCTACCAACTTCCCTATTCGTTCTGTAACAGGCACATGGAGTGCTTCTGGAACACTAACATCTGACACTAAGGTATTAACATTACTACTTGATAAGAATTCATCATATACAAAGGGTGCTATTCTGTCATTAGGCGATGGTGTTGAACTTCCTGTTGCTAAAGGTGAGGTGTTAGAAACTACATCTTCACAAAATAGTGTTAAAGTAAAGGTAACACAGGTAGGATTTGTAATTTCGTCAACATTATTCATTTCTAGTTCTGATTTATTAAACACACCTGGTTCTAAAATAATTTCTATCAATTCTTTAAGTGAAAATTTAGATATTGCAACAGTACAAGATAATGTTGCTCTACTTACAACAGGATCAAACCACGGTGTTGCTGAAGGAGAAAAAATAACAGTTGATGTAAATCCCAATGATTCCACAACCACAACAACATTTAATGTAACGTCTGCTGTTTATCAAGAAGTCACCGTTGAGATCCCTGTTGTAGCAACGGTTCTCAGCGATAGTGGAATTGGAAGATTTGAGATTTTAAATGGTGGTGCAGATTATACTCCAAATGAATATGTTGATATAGCATTATCAGGTGGAACAGGAAGTGGTGCAAAGGCAAAGATTATAGTTTCTAGTGCTGGTGTAGTTAATGAAATTACCATAACTGATAAAGGAACTGGTTATAAAAAGTATGATATATTGACTGTAGGTGATTCTGATCTAGTAAAAACTAATGCAAATACAGCATCATTGAAAATAGAAGTAGATCATGCAGGTTTTGCTAAGGAAGAAACAGATCTTGTAGTTGCAAGTGCTCTTGGTTTTAGTGTTAATGATAAACTTGTTATTGGTACTGAGGTTGTAACAATAAAAAGTATTTCTAGTAATATTATTGAGGTTATTAGAGGAACTAAACCAGCAGATCATTTTGATGAAACATCTATCACTTTACAGGATGCAGGATTCACTCTCAATAGTGGATATCATATCAATCAAGAAACTGCTGATGCATCTCAACCATATGTTGTATCATATGACACAGCAACACAAAAGGTGGTATTTAAGTATGGATATGGTGTTACTCCAACATATCTTACATTAAGTTCTGTATTTAAAGATCAAAGCACTCCTACTAATAGAGTTGTTAATATAAGCAATGTAAGTGATCCTGTTACATGTTTTGAAATTGATGGTGAAAGAAATAAGATAATTGATATCAAAAAATATTACACATATAAGTTTGATACTTCTCATACATCAATGATTGGTAAGAAGTTTGATTTATCACCTAGTATCAATTATAATATTGTTACTGTAGAAAAAACAAAGCTTCTTACATCAGGAATTGATATTAAAGTTGGATTTGGTTCTAGGATTTCTACCAATACGTTAACAAACAAGGTAGATACTCCATATAACAAATATTACTATTTTGATAATAACAACATTATAAATGCAGAAGGTGCATACTTAAATGTTATTGAAGATAGTTTACAGGGAGAAAAAACAGCATTATATGTAACACCAACACAGATAGTATATTCTACTGATACACCTGTTACTCATGATGGTACTGGATCTATAAGTTATACAACCAAATCTGTATTTGCAATTGGTGAAATTGATTCTATTAAGGTAAGTAATATAGGAAATGATTATAAGAAACTTCCTATTGTTACTGGTATTATAGATGCTTATGGTAATATTGATGATACAGTTAAATGTTATTTGTCAAGTAATGATATAGGTCTTCCTACTAATATTAAAATTATTAGTAATGGTGGATTGTATCATAATGATGATAGTTTAAAATCTACATTTAGATCAAATTACGTATTTGAATTATCTAATTTTAATAAGAAACCATTTAGTGTTGGTGAAACTATAATTCAAAAATCTGGCACAGTAGAAGTAGCTAGAGCAA